CGTGGATGGTTTATGCTAAAAGAGAGCTTGGAATAAACTATAAAGAGTTGTCAGAAAAATCAGGAATTCACTATGCTCATTTACAGCAGTTGAAAGCCGGAAAAAGACAACCGAGAAAAGAAACTGTTTTAAAATTATGTTCGGCTATTGGAATAACTTTTGAGGAATATTTAAGCGGAGTAGAGGAATATAAAAGAGTTAAAGAAAAGCCTGCCAGTAATGAAACGATGAAAAATAACGATGCTATAAATGAGGATTCTACCCGTCTGAAAATTATTGAGATAGTTGGTAAACTCTCCGGAATACACCTGAATTTTTTATATCAGGCTACAATTTATATCTACAAAAATTACAATAAAGTTAATCATCATATCGATACAATAAACGGCGAAATAAAATACTTTAATGGGATGTAGTTATGAAATGGTTATTATTTATTATTATTTTTTGTTCTTGCGCCCCGATGTACCCAATGTCAAGAAAACTTGGATATATAGATGAAAGCAATAAAAGCATAGAACCTTATAAGTTTATATTTAAAGGAAACTCTGATAACTTTAATAAGACAATTAAAAGATTTTTAGCGGAAAATAATTTTTCAATTGCAAACGATGATAGTCTTTCGGGTATAATCATAACTAATGCCAAAACTCTATCGGAAGATGAAATGGTAACCAGTGGAGCTTTAAGGTTTATGAACTCTATGAACGGTAACGAAATTGAGGACGCAAAAGGAGTAATTACTATTTTATATGATAAATTACCGAATAATGAAATTACAATGAAACTGAAATGTTCAATTTTATTAAAGCAAAATAATAGTAATTGGGGAGCTACAACTAAAACCACATCTGAAAAAATATTACAACAGGGTGAACCATTGCCTATGAAAATAAAAATACTCCTTTTAAAAGATACTCGTTTCGGTTTAACCAAATAAACTATGTCAATCCGAATCTATAATAACCTCGCATCATCGTACTGGTGGATGTATTTCTTTGATGAGAATGGTAAACGTCATCGTAAGTCATCCGGACTCCCTAAAGGGTCTTATTCGCGCGAACAGGCGCAATCCTACATCGACAATAACGGCAATAGTATTTCAACCCCTGTCAATAATACTTCAATGACAATTCGATGGTTAAAAAGCTATATCATTAATCGCATGGAATTACAGAATTTACCCAGGAATACTGTTCTGCAATATGTCAATGCTTTTAATCATCTTGAAAAAGCGTTCGGATCAGAGTATAAACTATCAAATTTGAATAAGTCATCTGTCTGGACCTTTAAAGAGTATTTCCTTACCCATACAGCCAATAAACCAGTTACAATCAATACTAACCTGTCATTTATCCATGCAGCGCTTAATGTTCTTTTAAAAGAGGAATATATCGAGAAGAATCCCTTTGCAAATTATGAGCGTCTAAAAATTAAAAGCATTGACAACAAAGCATTAAATGATAATGAATTTAAAAAATCTCTATAATGAGAGTTGTCAAACCTGCACCCAAAAAGCATTTTTTGGGTGTCGGATATCCGTTCTAAAATATTTAATTCTGCATCGCTTGTTAATAATGATAAGGTACCCATTTTCCCCATGTAATTGGTGAACGTTGCAACTTGAAAAACCGTAGAACAGAAATATTAATTACAAATTACGAAAACGCATTAACACTTTTTTAATATGAAAGACCGTAGACCCGACCACGACCAACTAATAAGGATCAAAGACCAGAAATTTAAAACCGTAGTACGAAAAATTAACTCATGCCGAGGCTGCGATGCTGGCGACCATTGCAACGTGATTGATGAACGGTTTAGCACCTACGGAAGTGGGTTTATCGCAGGGTGTCAGAATCGGATTTTTAAAATCGTAGAAAAATGATTGAAACGAAACATAGGTTTCCGTATAAGTGGACTTTGAAAGATTCAGTTTTCACAAAGGACAAAGGAACGGTTTTTAGCTGTTTTTCCTGTGGCGGTGGTTCAACAATGGGGTATAAATTAGCGGGGTTTGATGTGATAGGATGTAATGAGATTGACCCTAAAATGATGGAAGCATACAGGGCAAACCACAACCCGAAATATGCTTATTTAGAGCCAATACAGACTTTTAAATTAAGAACTGATTTACCTGATGAACTTTACAATTTAGATATTTTGGATGGTTCACCGCCTTGCAGTAGCTTTTCAATGGCTGGAAACCGTGAAAAAGATTGGGGCAAAGAAAAGAAATTTAGAGAAGGACAAGCAGAACAAATACTGGATAATCTTTTCTTTGATTTTATAGACCTTGCAAAAAAGCTACAACCAAAAGTAGTAATAGCCGAAAATGTAAAAGGATTGCTTTTAGGGAATGCAAAGCAATATGTAAGGCAGATTTATAGAGAATTTGATTTAGCTGGTTATTACTGCCAGCATTGGCTTTTAGATGCTTCAAAAATGGGAGTGCCACAAAAAAGAGAAAGGGTTTTCTTTATAGCAATGAGAAAAGATTTAGCTGAACAATTTTTGTATAATGCTGATATGTTTACAATATTGCCAAAGTTGGAATTGCAATTTAAAGAAAAGGAAATACCATTTGAAGAAATTGCAGACAATACCGATTTAACTATAAAAGACAATACCGAAGTAAGCAAGTATTATGATTTGGTAGATTTTGGGCAGTCATTTTCAACAAAGCATCCGAAAGGACATTTTTTTGGAGATTATAAAGCAAATCCAAAAGAACCATTAAATACTATTTGTGCAGACCCAAATCACGGTGCTTGGCATCCAACAATAAAAAGAATGATTAATTTTAACGAAGCTATTTTAGGTGGTAGTTATGCAATGGATTACAATTTTGTAACGAATAATCCAAAGTATTTGATTGGTATGTCAGTTCCGCCTGTAATGACTGCACAAATAGCAAAACAAGTATATGAACAATGGTTATCAAAACTCTAAAAGTGCGGTGGCTTTTTTCTTTTTGTTTTTCCTTTACGGAACTTCAATTGGAAACGGTCAGCAAGGCATTTCATATAACTTGGGGATTTGTGAACCTTTGAAAGCCGATTTGAATTTATGCACACACCTGAAATACAACAATGAAAATGAACGACGAATCCAAATTGCAGCAGGCGTGTGTGAGGTTAAACATCAAGCCCATGTCGGTCAATAATGCTTGGCAAGGCCGGAGGTATAAATCACCCGAATACAAGACCTACGAGAAATGAAAGCAAAGAAAATAGTCGCGTTCAGAAGAGGTGACACAATACCCGATGGCGCAAGGTTTGTGTGGGCAACAAACGAGTTCGCTGGAATGCACGGCTTCGCAAGTAATCTAAAACCGTTTTACGAGCCGATTTTTTACTACGAAGTGGAATTCACAGAGAAGAAATAAAGTCAGTATTGAATATCGCCGCCGGAAATCTTCTTCATCAGGCGATGATTTTCACCGATGTTCCGTGCCGGTACGCCGACATAGATTGACCAGCAATCGGTTTCACCCTTTACAAATGCAGACGCGCCGATCATCGTCCCACGACCGACCCGGGTGAATTGATGTATGGCCGCGTTCAATCCGATGTTGGAGTGCATTTCAAGCACGGCATAACCACCGATGGATGCGTGACAGGCAACCGTCACGTTTTCATCCAGACGCGCATCGTGGCCGATGTGTGCATGGGCTTGGATGTAGCAGTTTTTTCCGATCCGTGTCGTTTTATCTGTACCGGCATGAATGGTAACGAATTCACGGATGATTGTGTCATTTTCAATAATCACTTTCGGCCCTTTGTAATCCGGGCCGGGATTGCGCGGATCGTGATCCTTATGCTCAGGCGGTGACCCAATCACAGAATAAGGTCCGATGAAGATGTTGTCACCAAGCACCACGTTCGGATAAATAATTGCGGTCTTGTGAATAAAGTTTGCCATTTTGTTCGTTCTGAATCCCAAACGTAGAGTAAAATTGTGTCGTGAAGTACATTTTTTCTATCGCCCTGTTGTGCATCACTTTTGGAGTGGTGGCAAGTTCGGTTGTAAGCCAGCCGGACGCGAAGGAACAATCCACGCTTGGTTGTATCTGTGTTCGTGAGTCCGATGACAACATCGGGCTGGAAGAAACGATATTCATCAAGCAAGCAATGGTGTGTGACTACCCGTATGAGCCGGAAACGGACGTAACGGGAAAGTCAATCAATATCGTTGCTTCGGAAGCTACCGTACTCACGGTTTCTCAACCATCATCAACATACGGTTGACACCGGGGGTTAATGAATCGTGAAATGGGCCGGTTTGCTTTGACCGGCCTTTTTCATTTCCTTTGTGTAATGAAGCCTATCATCTAATGGGTTCTTGTTGGCGGGGTAAAAAACAGCCTCGGGAACACAAGTGGTAGAAAGGTTTACTAAAGACTCCAACCCAAGAGGTGTTGCGGCATCAATCAACGCACAACATCTGTGCATGAGGTGTCTGTAATCACAATACATGGACAAGAACAATGAAGTTGACCGGAGCATTTATGACAGATGAAAATGAAAGAAACGAGTTCCTTCAACTTATTACTTAGGTTTACAAAATGGACAGCAATAAAAAGAAAATGCTGACAGTTCTTCGGAAGTCACTTGGAATCGTGACAACGGCCTGTGATGCCGTTGGTATTTCAAGACAAACACATTACAATTGGTTGAGAAACGATCCCGAATACGCACAACAGGTTGCCGAGATTGATGATGTTGTTCTTGACTTCTTGGAAAGCAAGGCGCACAAACTGGTCAACGATGGAGACACATCAATGACAATATTCATGCTTAAAACAAAGGCAAAGAAGCGTGGTTACACACAGACAGTGGAGCCAATATTTCAAGAAGATAAGGCCACCCAAAAATCAATCATTGACCTCGGTGACGGAAAAACAATCAGCATATAAAGTCGGGGTTGATCATTTTGAAATGTGCATCGAACCAAACTGTTCTTGGTGGCTCGTCACCGTATTCAATTACTATAATGTACTTTCGTACACCATCACAAACATGAATTGAAATGGATTTATTCATCAACACACAGAACTGGTTGCAGGACATGGGTCAACAGTTCGACAACCTGACGCTGGATATTGACGGGTCTGTGCTTGACCCGGAGGACTTTTCTTGTCAATGGGCCGCGATCTACAAAGAAGAAGGTCAATGGGCGCGGCAAATACTGAATTCTGAACCGATGTATCACCTGAACATCGAAAGTTGCGCCCACTTGCTCCGAAACGGGGAGTTCATCATGGAGTTGACCCAACGCCACAACGGAACTGGTAAAACATGGATGGCGCGAAAGCCGACATTCCTTTTCCACGCGCTGGTTGGTGGGGAGTATGAAAACTATATGCCGTTCCCCGGCTCGTTGACCGCCGCCCAATACCGGCAGCAAATGGATTTGTTTAGCTGGCAAGCCCCACGCATACCGGGGATGCACTTCGTTGGAAACCGGCCCGGCGACATCAACGGTGATGGTGTCATAAACGTCCAAGACCTGCTTTTGTTTCTTTCGACGTTCGGCCCTTCATGAAAACGGTTGATCTGACCAAGAACGTCAAGCAGCGGCAGTTGTTTGATGCAGTGATGTATGAGGTCTGGAAGTCCGAAAACAATCAATGCACTCCGGGCGATTATCGATACTTCTTTTATGGTGGTGGAATCCGGGGAGGCAAAACATACGTTGACCTTACCATATTGTTCGTGCTTGCCAAAAAGTACCCCAACAGCCGAAGCCATGCAATACGGCGGTCGTTCCCGGACATCGTTCGTAACCTGCTTCCATCGGCCCGAGAGATATTGAAGTATAGCAACGTTCGTTGGAAGAACAGCCCGGCAGACTGTTACGTTGAATTCTCGAACGGTTCCCGGGTTTACTTCATGGCCGAGGGGTTCAACCAAGACCCTGATCTGAACCGATTCAAAGGATTGGAAACGAACTTTATTCTTTTGGAACAAAGTGACGAACTCCAACACGGAACTTTTCAAAAAGCAATCGAGCGCGTTGGGTCATGGAACGGAGCCGATGGAAGCCCCATACCAATCATCCTTGCCAACTTCAATCCGACATCGAATTGGAACAAAACGCTGATTTACGATAAATGGGTAGCCGGTGAGTTGAAGCCGCCTTATCTGTTTATCGAAGCCCTTCCTGATCACAACCCATTCGTAACAGACGAACAATGGAAGAACTGGCAAAATATGGACGAACTGTCCTACGCTCGGTTCATCAAAGGACAATGGGATATACCAATTGAAGGCCAGTTCTGTTATTCATTCAACAAAGACCGTAACGTTCGCCGAGGTCTTACAATGCGCGACAATTGGGAAATCATTCTATCATTCGACTTCAACGTTGACCCAATGACGTGCATCATGGCGCAAACCGACCGCACTTCGTGGTCGCACATCATTCGGGAGTTCCGAATTGAAAACTCTGACACATACGCCATGTGTGAAGCAATCAAGCCATACATCGAAGGCCGGGAGCATTACGTTCACATCACCGGTGACGCAAGCGGAATGAATCGAATGGCCGGAACCCGCGCTCACATAAACCAGTATGAAATCATCATGCGAGAACTCCGGCTAAAAAGCTCACAATTCAGCATACCATCCGTTAATCCGTTTATTGCAGACAGCCGGGTGTTCATCAACTCGTTGCTTGCAAAGCTTCCGGAATTGTACATTGATGAACAAAACTGTCAATGGTTGATAAAAGATTTGCAGTATTGTCTGATTGACACCGACCGCGATGGAAGAACGGCCATTGCCAAAACCGGCGTCAATCAACACACCGGGATGCCGAACAGCAAAATGGGTCACTTGCTTGATTGTTTCCGATATATGCACCACATCACATTTTTGAATTGGTTGAAGTGGAATCATTCATAGATTTGCTCCGAACAACCGATCCGGTGAATGCCGGTGTAGGCTGTGGTGATTGCGGGGTGCAAGCAGTTGGTAGCTGGGTTGGCTCATAACCAATCGGTCACGGGTTCGAGTCCCGTCCCCGCACCAGTACTCGAAGATGGCGCGACCAGTGCAGTGGTCAACACAAGCCTCCGGCCTGAAATCCGGGGGTTTTGTGTTTTTATATCAACACGTTTATTTACGTTCGGAACGCGGTTCTACTTTTGGCCCATGACCGAGCATAGCAGGACATACCATCACAACAGGGAAGACACCGGTGTTGGGTTTGAAATCACCGGCTACACCACCCACGAAATCGAGCAAGCGTGGTTCACCAATTGGGTGTACACGCACGACAAACTTCACAACAAACGGCTTTGCCATATCTTCATACAATGCCTCAATTGATTTACATTCTTTGCCTTTTGTTGGCCTTCACAACGGTATGGTACGGGTGGCCGCAATGGAAGCGCGTCATCCGCAACAACAGGCATCTTGCATACTATCAGGCAAAGGACAGCCCGGTTTCGCACATCTATACCGACAGGTTCGGGAATCGCTGGTTTCAATTCACTCAGCCGTTACAATTGCCAGCCATGAGAACAATCCGGGCCGAAGTATGCGCCCGACACGCCGAGTTGTGTATGACGCCGACTGAGTTCGCTCGATACCTTGTTGCTATTCGACAGAAGTGCAATGCGTCAGACCTCGTTGGTGTCGCGTGGCTCATTGGTCGAATGGAAGAACGAACAACGATGGCCGCCGAACGGCAAACCCTGCTTGACCTTGCCGATTGTTACTTCCTGATCGAAGGCGAAGACCCCAAGCTTCCGAGTGAGTATTACACAAAGAAGAAGATGGAAGTGTGGTCGAAAGACCCCGAATGCGAGGCTTTTTTTTTGACCGCTGCAAACAGTTCAATTCAGAATTTCAGCGAATTGTCGGATACCGATTTGCTCCAATATTTGAAGAATCCGCAGACACGAAGAAAAAACGCCCGGGTCTTGAAGTTGGACTGATCGATTATGACCTGCAATACATCAACAGGGTCAACCGGCAGAATTTTCTTCTGTCCAACGAAATATTTTCCGAGGAACAGTTACTTTTGAATTCCACCGCCGAAGATTATTACGCCCGGCTCATGGCGATGATAGAAACAAGGAAACCCAATGAGTGAGCGCATTCGTAAAACAATCTACGAGATTGAGTACCGGGCTGGTGGTGCCGAGGATTTGCAACAGGTCAATGCCGCGCTTACCCGCACCGAACAAACGTTTGAAAAGACCGCAACGGCAGCTAAAACCGCCGAAGCCAGCGTTGACAAAACGACACAGGCTTTAAAAGAAACGGCAGTCGAATCCGAAAAAGCCGGTAACCGCATGACCACCCTCACCGACAAGGTGAAAAAGGCCGGTGATGCAATGGGTAAACTGGCAAACGTTGGCAAACTGAAAGCCGTGTTTGATGCCAATGCCGATGCGCTGGCACCGTTTGCTCAACAAATCGAACGACTGAAACGGGCGATGGACAACCCCGAATCAATCGACGCCGTTCGTAACTCACTCCGGGAGTTCGTGGCTTCGCTCCCCTCAGACATTCAGGACGCCATTGGTGATAAGCTATTCCGACAGTTTGATCAGTTGAATGAGAAGTTGAAAACACCGGCAGCACGGCTTTGAGAGATTAGAAACCTTTTGTTGCAGGGTGGTTTACCATCAGATCAGGTTCAGAAGCTAGGGCAAGAGGCGGCTTTTCTGACAGAAGAAATCGGTGACCTGA